GGTTGGGGTGGTGCTGGTTGGGACAACCACATGGCGGCGGTCGCTCCGGGCGGCGCGGGCAACCAAGGCTGGTACACCGACGCAACAATGGACGCCATCTTTTCGATGACGCCCATCGAGGGTGACTACTCCACGGGCGGCAAGTCGGGCAAAATCAGTATCATGCTTGGCCAGAACAAGTACGCGCCCGGCGATCAGGGTGTTTTGACTACGCAAGTCTTGACAACGATTGCCCGCATCCGCGACTCTCTGACTCGCGTTGGCAAGGGATCGTCTGACATCCTCATCGAACTGGTATTGCAGTGGGACACCACGGGCAACGTGGCCGGTTACACCGTCGCTGAGCAGGTGCGGTTCGATGAGATGGATGACGTGTTCCGCACCATCGCCAACAACAACAACTCGCTTCACAACAAAGTCGCGTACACCCCGCTCGGGCTTGAAGTGCGCGACCGCCTTGGCCCCGTCAACACTTGGGCGGCAACCTACTTGGACACGGTGGGCGACACGCCCGGCGCGATCCACCCCAGCGACTCCGGGGCTTTGTATTTCCCGACCGTTGAAGTTGATATGTACCTGCAAAGTTCAATGCAAGACGACACTCTGGGCAGCGGGCGAATCCGCGCCCGCCCATAAGGAACAACCATGCTCATTCTCAAAACGCTTGGACCATCGCCGTTGCTGACGGTCAACTCGACAACCGCAACGGGCGACCTTGGTGCGACCGACATTTCAATCCCATCTGACTTGCCGATCAACTCCGCGCTGATTCGCATGAGCCAGCAGCCCGCCTGCGACTACCAAGGAATCCGCATCATCCCGTACGGCACAGACGCCGCGAACGAAACTGGCACGATGCGGCTTTGGGTTGCGACGCCCGACAACGTGGGCCTGTATCTCGGTGCCGTCAGCATCACGCTCGGCACCCTGACGCACACGTTCCCGTGGCTCAGTTCCTCGGTTTTCGTCGCCGACACGCTGACCATGACGACGCCCGCATTCCGCACCACGTTCGAGAGCGTCTATGGCTCCATCGGCGTCTACAACAACACGGCAAACGGTGCCGGTGCTGTCATCATCAAGAACGTGGCCGGTGCCAACATCCTCGCCCAGTTGCTTTGTGACGGCGGCACGCCTGCTGCCACCCTGAACGCCTCGGTCTGTCTGATGGTCTAACCATGTCAAGATACGGACGCTCCATCGACCCACTGCGCGGTTCTGGCGTGAGCAGATCGCTCGCCGCGCCGGGGGTTGCTCCAATTCCCGTCATCCCCGACCAAACGGCCAATCAGGTCGCTGGCATCGTCGGCGAATCGCTGAGGGCAACGTCGGCAGTCGTGGACTTCATGGCTGGCGCGGAGCGGATCAGGATTGGGCAGGAGAGGGAGGCGGCAGCAAGGGCGGCTGAGGATCAGGCCCAGTACGAGCAGACCCTTGCTCGCACCGAAGCCCTGCAACGCTCTGAGGCGACCGAGGCCGCAAGGCTGCGAGCCGTGACGCTGGAAGGCGAAGTCGAGCGCGGCGATGTGATGATCCCGCCAAGCGCGGACGCCGAAACGATCCGCAACACGGCCATTCTGTTTGGCGAGGATGAGGCGTCTAGGCTCTTCCCAGACTCCCCCGCTGCTCGCGAGGCTTATTCGTCTGCAATCACCCAGGCGTACGCGCAGAACGTCGTGCGTCAACTTGACCGCGTGACGGAAGAAGAGCGCGGCTTTGCAGTTGCTCGCTACCAGAGCGCAGGCCTGACTGATCCTGCGGCTCTTGCCGAGGGCGAACGCAACCTGTTTCCGGGCCAGCCGGATCGGGCAACGCTGGAACTGTACCTTCCTGTAGCCAAGACGCTAGCAGAGTCGGGCGATGTTGCCGGGCTTGAGCGAATTGCTCCCCGTCTTGAGCCGTTGCTTGGCGGGCAACTACAGAAACTCAAAGACGTTGCCGCTGGTGCCCAAGAGCGTCAGCGTTCCGAGATTCTGTCTCAGCAAGTCACGACCGCCGCTCTCAATACGTCCGAAGCCCTGACGGGTGGCCGGATCGAAGACATCCTGCTCCAACGCGAACGCCTGCGGGATCAGATGAAGGCCAACCCCGATCTGGCCCGCTACTTCGACGGCCCGATTGCGACGCTCAACAACGCATCGGATCGGTACTTCGGCGAGCAGGCCAAGGCGGTACAGGCCGCTCGCGTCGCCAACGCTCGCCAGTCAACGCTTGGTTCGTTCTTCGCAATGACCATGCAGCCGGGCTTGGGCAAGGCCGACGTTCTGGAAGCCGATGGGCTGCGCGTGGTGGACAACGGGCAAGTGGTTGCGAAGATCGACGCCGCCGAAGTCGAACGCACGATGAAGACAGCCGCCCGCGCCTACTACGCGAGGCCAGAGAACCGGCCCGGCGGCGAATCTCAAGTGGTTGCGTACTCGCGTTGGTCGCAGCAGAACGGCTACCCGATGAGCGAAGAGTCGTCGATGATGCGGATTGACGCCCGCGCTCTCAAGGCTGCGGCACTCGCCCCGACCGACGAACGCAATCGGCCCACGATCCAGTCTGCGGTTGGCAACTTCCGCATGTACCGAGAACTTCGGGCCGCTGGCACCGATGGGCAATTGGGAGAACTTGACGGCGACATGGCGGTGTACGAAGCCGCGATTGACATTCTCGAATCCAACCCGCTCGCCGGTCAGCAGATGACCGAAGAGCAGGCGTTGATTCAGGCAGCACGCTTCGCCGCCAAGCCCCGCCCGATGCAGGAGGCGGAGCGCGAGGCCGTTCGTAACCAAGCCGAGAAACTTCTGGACCGTGCGCCGTGGATTCCGTTCACTCGGGCCGAAGACAGCGAGGTTGCGAAGGATAACGTGTCTGAGTTTGCCAACATCCTGATGATGCGGAACCCGAACCTTCGGCCCGTCGATGCCGTGAAGCGCGCCGCCGAAGTGGTGAAGGCCAAGAGCAGGATCGTCAACGGCCACTACACGTTCTTCCGCGACGAGGTTCCAGACCCTGGATTCGGGCAGGAATACTCGTTTGAGGACGCGGGCAGCGCGTTGGCTGGCATCCTGCACGAACAGATCAAGGACGACACCGCCTACGTCTGGAACAACAAGAAGATCGGCAAGGGCGACATTCGCCTGACGCAAGACCCGCAGAGCCGGATGCTGTCGTTCGTTGACAACCGCACCGGCGACGTTCTCCGCTACCGCCACGACGACGGGGCCGTGACGATGACGTTCACGGCGGAAGACCTCAAGACGGCCATGCGGTCCAACGCAACTAGCGAAGCGATGAAACGCCGAGCCGAAGCCAAGGCAATCGACAACGCCATGCGCAATCTGAGTACGGTGAGATACGGAGGACTTGAGTGAGCGTATTCCCCCGCCCGGCACGCATCGAAAACATGGTGCCAACGGAAGAGACTGTCGCTGGATATACGCCGCCCACTCCGCTCTCGACCATCGGCAACTTCTTCTCGTCCGAAACGCTGCTTGCGGCCAAGGAACAGTATTGGTTGTCCGACATGGCCGGGCGAGAACTCGTCAGCCAAGGTTTCAAAGATGATCCTTCGTGGAACCCCGACCTTTCCGCGTGGGAGCAGCAGACCAAGCACGTTGACCCCGACCTCAAGTTGAACATCCTTGAGGCCCGAAGCGGCGACCACTACAACTACCTGCTTACCGAAGCGGTCAACGCGAGCCGCCGCCGCAAGATTCTCCGCGAGGCCGGGTACGGCGGGACGATGGCGACGGTCGGGGCGATGATTACCGATCCCGTCAGCATCCTTACTATGGCCGTTGGTCCCATCGGCGTCGCGGGGCGCACCGGGATTGGCGCGTGGGCAACGTCGGGTGCGATCAACGCCAGCCTGAGCCTTGTGACGGAAGGGTTGCGGGCCGAACTGTCGCCCGACCTTGACGCATCCGACGCCGTGACCGGGGCCATTGGCGACTTCCTGTTCGGCTTCGGCATCGCGCGGGCGAACTCGATGGGTGCCAACACCGCCGTTCGTGCGGCCACGGGCTTTGGGGCGTACGCGCCGTCCGGGGCCTTGGGCGCGGCATGGCGCGAAGACGCAGATATCTACGACATTGGCACCGCCGCGTTGGTGTCTGGCATTATGGGGGGCGCGTTCGGCGCGGTCGCCAAGACCAGAGAAGCCGCCGCTTTTGACGCTGCCACCGTTCGCATTGCAAACGACTGGAAGACTGGCCGCGCGAACTTCTACACCAACGGCACGATCCCAACCGCCACGGTGTTCAACGCCGACGACTTCGTTGCCGCTGTTTCGCACGTTCCGCCCCAGCAGTGGGCTGAGATGCGGGCTGGGCGGTCGGATGTTCCGGCGGCGGTTACGCCCGCTGCACAAGGCGCGTCCAGCCCCGGCATCGCAAGTGCCTTTGGCAACATGGGTGGGGCTATTACCCTAAACTACTACGACGCGATGCTACAACGGCTGGCAAATGGAAAGGTGGCGACGCCGTTTTCAACGCAGTCGTGGGATGCCCAACTTGTTACTCGGGCGTACGCAGAAGGCAAGATCAAGACCGCAGAAGACGCTCAGCGGCTAGTAAATGAAGCAGCCGCCGCCCGGAGTGCTGCAACGCCCGTGCCTCGCGAAGACGCGACGGTAGCAGCCGGAGTTGCAGGTCGGAACGCCCCAGACCCAGAGCCGATTCCGGTTGGAGGCAAGCAGCCATGGCAGATGACCCGCGACGAGTACGAGGCGACCGGGCTTGCTGTGTACCACGGAACCAACAGGCAGTTCGACAGGTTCGACGCCGCCGCGCTTGATCGTTTCGGCAAAGAGCGAACTCGGTCTGACAGGTTCTACTTCACGGAAGACCCGGTTGTTGCAGACACGTTCGCAAACGCCACTGGGTACAAGCAGATTAGTTACGACAAGTGGTCGGAGCAGGCCCTGGACGCTGGTAAGCCAAGCACTCTTGGGGACATGCGGAAGGCGATCAACTCGCAGATGGAAAAGGGTGCAGTGTTGTGGTATGCGGACCCTGAACTCGCTGGTCGCATCGTGAAGGCTAAGTCTGTCTATGAACTCAACGACGACATTCTTACGGACGGCGATGTTCGCTTGTACCGCAAAGACTCTGCGCCTCGGGTCATTCAGACCAAGATTTACGGCAACACGCTCGACCTGACCGCAAAGGATGTTCCAGATTGGGTTCCAGACAACATCAAGAAGTACGGGAAAGACCTTGGCTTTGCACATGAGTTTGACACAAAGTTGTCAGCGTGGATGCGAGACAACGGCGTTTCTGCGGTTCGGGTGAAGGATGTTGCCGAAAGCGGATTCTCTTCAATCGTCGCACTGCCAGAGTCGATTGGATTCGGGCGAGACGCACACAGAGAAGCGGTTGAAGTGGCGGTTCAAGCGGGCAAGCGGGTTCCTGCGAGCGTGCTGGCCGACTATCCAGACCTTGCCCCGTCCGCACCACAGCCCGCTTCGCCCCAATTGCCAAACATCACCGACACGATCAAAGCCGCAGATTGGGTTCGCGAGTCGATTCGCAACGGAAGAAACACAGCAGACCGTCTTGGTATCACCCAGAAGATCGAAGACTTGTCGGCACAAGGACTAACTGGGCAACAAGTTGCAATTCGTCTTCTTGCAGACAACGACGTTCCCGGCAAAAGCCGCAACGAAATCTTGTCGGATATCGTTTATCCCGCTAGGGCGTCGCTTGGCATCCCAAGCCAAGACGACAGGGTTGATTTTCAGGCGTGGCTCAACGCGAGAAACGCTAGGCTTGCACAGTCCATACCGGCGTCGCAAGCCAACCTGTCCGCTCTTTCCAGTGCCATCCGCGCCGGTGGCGAAGGTCAAACCCAATCGCCCACCTTCGTCAACCCGCTCCTTCGTCCAGACTTCAAGTTGGGCGACATGGATGCCTCGCGTGTGAGCCTGTCGCCCGCGACCACGACGCTCTACATCAAGGACAAGGACACCAAGGTTCCCATCACCATGTCGATGACGGCGTGGGCGAGCAAGGACGCGATCGACGCGAGGGGCACTTGGTTCGCCAACGCGACCGGCACGAACTACGTCCCGCACAAAGACGGGTCGGTGAATCGCGGCCTGATCGAGCAGGTCGGCGCGGCGGTCAGCAACGACACCGGCAACTTCAACACCGGCCTTGCCGCCATGTACCGCGTCGAAGCGAAGAAGGCCAAGCAGTCGGGCGTAGCCATGCCCAAGCAGGACGAGTGGATGGCTCAGGTGACGCGGGCCGCGCGTGGCTTCACGACTGGGGCCGCTCCCGGCGTGGTCGAAGCTGCCAACGCCATGCGTCGCGGGCTTGACACGAACCTCGACTACTACCTCCGTCACGCTGGCATCAAGCGCGAAGAGGCTGGCAATGTGGCTGGGTACGTGCCTCGCATCCAGAAGCGGGACGAACTGGATCGGCTGGTCAAGGAACTCGGCCACGATGGGGCGGTGACGTTCTACAAGAACGCGATCCTGTCGGACATGCGGCAATCCCGCGTGGGGCAGAACCAACTCGAACTGTTCCCGGACTTGACGCCCGATCAGGTCGCGGCCAAGGACGACAAGGTTGCCCGCCGCATGGCAGAGGCGGCAATCCAGTACGGCGGCACCAAGTCGGGCCGCGTCTATCACGCTGGCATGTCGCGAGCCGACGCCGAAAGCGTGCTGGACGAGATTGCCGACCTCGCGAGCGACGACAAGAAGCACATCATCCGCAGCATCTTCGGGCGTGACGAGGCGGCTAATCCTCGCCTTCGCGCCCGTACGCCGCTCGACGAGTCGTACAGCGAAGTCATCAACGACAAGACGTACACCATCGAGCAGTTGCTTGAGAACGATCCTCGCGTTCTCTACGCCCGCTACTCGCACGAGATGCACAGCGGGTCCGCGCTCGAAGAGGCTGGCCGCGTCTACAAGGCGTTGTTCAACGAGGACATGCCCAAGACGCTTGCGGAGTTTCAGCAGGCGTCGGCCAAGTGGTACGCACCCGGCGCGTCTAGCAAGTCGCGAGCCGAAGCCCTGTTCCGCCAGTTGGCTGGGTACGCCGTCCACGACCTCAAGGATGAACTCGACTACGCCCTGATGGGGTCAACTCAGGTCATCAACGCTGGCGTCTACATGCAGGTTATGGCGACGCCACGCGCCGGGGCGATGCAGATAACCGAATCGCTGAACCACTTGGTCCAGCCGGAAGTCAGCGTCCCGTTCATGCGTAAGTTGTTCCCGGTCATCGACGAACTTTCAACGTCGGCCATGTCGGGTCAACTGTCGGACGTAGAGATCATCGCCGACGCGCAGTTGGCCGGGTTCGGTCGCGGCTACGCAAGCCGCATCCCCGGTCACGTCATGGACGCGGCGGATGGGTATGCCAAGAAGTTTGGGCCTGTCACGACGGCTGCTGAGAAGGCCACACACTTCGGCAACAAGTGGATGTCGGGCGAAGGTCCGATTGGCAACTCGCAGGAAATCGCGGTGTACGCGGGCGCGGTGGGCCACTGGGTTGACTTTGCAGTAGGACGCACTGGCCCGCTCTCAAACGCACGCCTGAAAGCCCTGAATCTCACGCCCGAACTGCAAACCGAGATTGGCGCGATGATCCGGCGATTCGGCACCAAGGACAAGACGGGCCGAGTGGTCATGCCCAACGAACGGGCGTGGAGCAACCAAGCCGCCGCCGCTGCGTTTCGCGAGGCCGTAAACATTGCCACTCGACGCCTGACCAACTTTGGCGATGCGTCCTCTATGCCGACGTTCGCGGCCAAGTGGTACGGCAAGTTGTTCCTGCAACTGCGTCGGTTCGCCCTCCGTGCGACTGGCAACTACCTCGGCTTCAACGCTCGCATGGCCGACCGTCACGCCGCGCTTACCACGGCATCCGCCGCTGCCACGGGCATGTTGCAGTACGTCGTGGCCAACGTCATCGCCGCCGCGACCATGCAGGACCGCGAAGACTTCCTCAACGAACGCCTGGCCACCGAGAACATCGCCAAGGCCGCGTTCGCCCGATCCGCAATGGCAGGCATCATGCCGACTGTTGTGGATGCCGGTGCGTCCGCGTTCGGCTACGACGCGCCGTTCTCGCAGTACCGCCAAACGTACATGGCGACCGGGGCAAGCGGCGTGCTTGCGAACTTCGCCGCCGCCGACTCGCTCAAGAACCTCACGGCCCTTCCGGGTGCTGTGCTGCGACCGATGATCGAGTCCGACTACGACTTCTCGGAACGCAACTACAACACCATCACGAAGGGCCTGTTCCTGCCCAACTACATGGGTTCGCTTCGTGCCATCCGTGAAGAACTCAACCTGCCATCGCGCAGCGAAACAGAATGAACCACATCGCCATCATCGACAAGGCTCTCGCGTCCCTCGACCGACTCGCCGCAAGCGTTGCCTCGCCCGCACAGGCTGGCGAGATGGCCAACATCCGCGCGTGTCTCGACGAACTCCGCGTCGAAGACCCGCAGAAGTACGCGGCGATGCTGGTGCCGATGATCGGCAAGAAACTGGTCATCATGGTTGAGCGTGGCATCCAGTGCATCGGCGCGGACGGCAAGCCGCTGTACGAGGACGGCAAGCCGCTCTACAAAGAAGCCGACCGTGGCCTGCTCAACGAAGCCATGAAGTTTGCAGAGAAGCACGGCAAGGTCAAGCGCGACTTCGGCGACGACCACGAAACCACCGCGACTGACATGGCCGACCAACTCCGCGCCGTGGGCCGCAAGAAGCCCAAGGCTGACGACTACGACCCGACCGAAGACACCGACGAGTGAACACGCTGACATATCAGGGCGCGACCCTGAACCCTGGCTGCGACCTGTCGCAACTGGAAGACTGGCTTGTAGACGCCCTGCGGGACGAGCGTTTCCTTGACACGCTCCACGTCAAGCCCAAGAAGTCTGCGGGCGATGACGCAGCCCTTCGCCGCGTGGCCCTTGCCCAGTGCCCTGCCGCGTTCGCCATCGCCTCGTTCAATGCGATGGGGTGGCAACGCAAGGCCCCGCTCGACACGACCGAAACGGACGTACTGGACTTCTGGTGCAACGACGATCCGGTTCGCACCCGCATCGTTCTTGGGTTCCGTCAGTTGGGTAAGTCGCACATCGCGCCCGTGGCGATGGACTACTTGGCCTACCGCGACCCGTCGTGGCGATTCGTCATTGTGGCCAGCAGCGAGGGGTTGGCGTGCGAGAACCTGCGGCGTATGCGGCACATCATCCGCGCCGCGTGGTGGCTGCAACACCTGCAACCCACCGAAGACGACAAGGACAACGACACCGAACTGCAATTCGGCTGTGCCCCCAAGGGCGACCAGTCAAGCGTGATGGCCATTGGCATCACCGGCACACTGGCGTCCAAGCGTGCCCACGTCGTTTACGGCGACGACTTGGAGCAGCCGACGAACACGCTGACGGTTGACGCACGCAACCGCCTGCACGAACTGACCCGCCAGTTTTCCGCGTGGCTCTACGAAACCAAGGGGAGCAAGAACACCAGCCCGACCCGCATCTTGGAGTCGGGCACCTACCACGCGGAAGACAGCCTGTACCTGCGGCAAGTGTCGATGGACAAGGCCGCTGCCCGCGCCTATCCGGTTCGCTACCCCCATCCGACCGAGAAGGTTCCCTACCTCGCCCCGTTCCTCGCCGAGAATCTGGCCAAGGAACGCACGCTGGCCGGGTCGCCCACGACGCCGCGCCGGTTCGGGATCGGCTACGTGGCCGAGCAGGAAGCCAAGAGCAAACTCTACTTCCACTGGCAGTACCTCATGTTGCCCGGCATTGGCGAGGGGGAACGCCGCCCGCTCAAGTTGGGCGACCTGATGGTAATGCCGCTGCACCGCGACGCCGTGCCTTTCCCGGTGCTCTGGGGCGAACACGACCACAACGGCAGCACGGCCATCGGGACCATCGAGAACCGTTCTCCCGACCCACAGAGCCGCTTGCAGGCAATCCGCCGCCCAGCCCAGATCGGCTCGACCACGATCAACTACCAAGGGACCAAGGCGGGCCTGGACATCGCCGGTGCCGGTGCCGACCGGATGGTGCTGTGCATCGTGTCGATGGCCGCTGCCACGTTCTTTGTCAAGAACCTCACGATCATGTCGGGCGGGCTTGACTCGGGCAGTCTCGCCAAGATTGCCGCCGCACTGCGAGAACACGGGGCAACCGAACTGATCTACGAAAAGAACGCCGACCCGACCGGGGCGTTCGGCCAGTTGCTCACCAAGGCCATTGGTGATGCCGCCGTGCCCAAGGGTGCCGATCCGCTGTACCCCGATGGCTGGTCCTGCCAAGTCACGGGCAAGCACAGTTCGGGCCAGAAGGAATTGCGCGTCATCAACACCATCGAGCCGCTGCTGGCTGGTCACAAGATCGTGGTCGCCCCGCAGGTGCTTGAACCTCAGTGCCCCGGCCACCCCGAGCATGAGTTCCAGTGGCAGTTCACCCGCATCACGCGGGAACGCAACAGCCTGCAACACGATGACGCGGTGGACGCCATGCAGATCGCGCTGGCGGCATGGACTGACAGCAACCAGTCGCTCTCGATGCGGGAGGACGCGATTGCCGCGAACGCCGCCAAACACAAGGCTGAGGAGTGGGCCGACCGCATGAAGCGGTTTGACCAGATGGCGATTGGGAAGAAGAAACCAGAGGCGTACTACACGCCCGTATGGAGTGGGGAGTGATGGGAACAAAGATTCTTGCGTACTCGTGCGAACATGCGCCGTTCACGCCAGCAGCCCACCAGGAATGGCTGCTCAAGCAGATCGCGGAGTTCAAGCCTCAGATCATCGTCCACCTTGGCGACCGTTTCGAGTCTGCCGCCGCGTCGGTTCATCCTGACGAACACCAGCACGACCTAGCCGACGAGTACGAGTTTGCCGCCAAGTTCTCCGAACGCATCCGCAAGCAGGCACCCAAGGCCCGGCTGGTGTGGACGCTCGGGAACCACGACGACAACATCCAGAAGAAGGACGCCCGCCGCGTGCCCAAGAACCTTCGCTCGCTGGTCCACTGGCGACGCTCGGAGTGGGCCGACGAGTTCCGGCGATGGGAGGAGTACCCGTACGTCAAGGACGAACGGTGCTGCTTCACCATCGGCCAAGTCGTCTTCTACCACGGGTTCGCGCACAGCGAGTCCAGCGACGAATCAGAGGCCCTTGAGATGGCTATGTACCTCGGGGGCCACTCGCACCGCTTGTTCATTCGCGGTCACACGCACAGGCCCGAGCATGTGACGCAGTGCCGTCGCAACAAGAAGGTGCCGCTGCCGTGGTGGTTTGCCAACGTCGGCACGATGGGACCGCTCAAGCCCGGATACATGGAACGCCAGTCAACTCTTCGCTGGGGGGTGGCATGCGCAAAGGTCGAGTGCGATCCCAAGGCCCGGATGGGCAAGGCGTGGGACTGCGAGATAGCCATGAAGTAGAACCGACCTGCCAGTGGTGCGATCACCCGATCGCGCAGTGTGTTTGCTTTGTGCCCCCACCAGACAGGAGGCCGCATGGACCCAGAAACGTTCGAGGAGTGCGAAACGCTCGCCCAACAGAAGTACGGCCTGACAGCGACGTACATCACCCATGAGGCCGGAACCTCAATGGTCATCAGCAGCGACGAATCCGGCTACGACCACTGGACCATCGGCGAGTTCGAGCGGTCAGACCTGACATCCGATAAGTACCTCGAAGCCACAGACATGCTGTGCGAAATCTGGTTCAAGGAACTGGACAAGATGACGAAGCGGGGGAGGGAGGTGGAGTAGGACCGTCCACCACCCTCAACGGGCGATTCGCCCCGCTCCACGCCCAGTCCCACCATTTGCCCCACAATGCCCCAGGATCGACGTTCGTTTCGACCGGGCCGAGGGTGGGGGCGGGGGCGGAAACGAGCCAGAGGCAGGCGTAGGGCAAAATCGTCGTGGTTGTGTTCATGCTGGCTCCAATGCGGCCATCAGGAGGTCGCGGTAGGCGGATTCGGCCCGCGCCTTGGCGTCTTCAGGCGTCTTCTCTAGCCCGTTTGCGTGCCAAATCGAATCTCGGTTATCAATGCACCAACCCCAAAGCGAGAGGGCGTCTGAATACCAAACCGCGACCCGAAAGAACGTGGGCTGTGGCGTCGCTGTGTACGCCTCGCTGGGGCGGTATTCTTTCTCCCACACCAGCGGCTTGATCCTGAATGTGTCACTCATGCTGGCTCCTTCACGGGCACGTACACCGGCCCAATCTCCTCTATCGCAACGACGCGACCAGATTGCCAGTACCCCGGCATCCCGATCCCGTACTCTTCGGCTTGTACGGCCAATCGTGCAGCCTCGTCCGTGTCCTTCGCAAGCACCCGAACCTCAACCCGGTTCTCGACCATCGGATGCTTCATCGTGACGAGGTATGCGGTTTGACTGTTGAACTTCATGTGTTGCTCCATGTTCTCTACTTATCCGGGGCATTGGGGGTGGTGTTGCGCGGAATCTCAGGGTTTCAGGTGACCACAATCAGTTTCCCTTCAACCGGCCCCTTGATCGCCTCCATCGCGTCCCTGTCCCGGTCGCTCATCTCTTCGGGCAGAAGACAGTCGTGCCGGTCAGCGTCCCGAACACACTTCACGCACACGCGCGACGGATGGTTCGTGAACTCGTTGCACCCGAGGCAAAGGTGATGCTCCTGCGGCTTTCTAGTCTTTCGCTTCATGGCCACTCCTGACCGGGGTCGTTTTGGTTTAGACAATCGTGGGGGTCAATTGAACCGGCCCGCACGCGGGAACCCCCCCAGGCCCCCCTCTCTTTCCGGCGTTCCCCGCGTCCAATGCTCGGTGCAAGCATCGCTAACTGCTTGTGGTTGCGTGGGTTGCGTTGCATCTGTGCGGTTCCTTGTGCGGATTCGTGCTTGCTTGTGCGTTCGTTCGCATTGCGTTCGGTGGAGCCTGGTCACCCGGTTGCGTTCGTGCGTGTGTGTGTCACCCGACCACCACCACACACTCCCTCTCTCTTCTCTCTTCCTGCTGGCGTCCACCACCACCACTCACCTACTCACCACTACTCACCTTGCCGTTCGTGTCGCTCGCCTGTCCCATCCTCTCTCTCTTCTCTCTCTCTGTCATGGCTAGCCCTGTCCACACCGGCCCCGCCAGCTTGGCCCTACCCATCCGTAACCACTGGCCCATCCGCTCACACACCCACCTACCGCCATTGACAGTGTTTTTCTCACTCTGCTCCTTGCCCTGCGCGTGGTTGGTGTCTGCACTGGTGTCGCCAGTGCTCGCCGCGTGGTTGGTTGGTCTGTGCGTCATGCTCTGCCCGTTACGCCGCACGGTCGCATCGTTGCGCGTGCCTGCTCTGGTTGCATCACCTGCTCGCTGGGCGCCTGGTGTTGTCTCACATCTCCCGTATGTCCCATGATTCTACGCACGAAAACCTAACAATTCAAGGGGGGGACGGGCGGAATCTGTGGCTGGGGTGCAAGTTTTCCAGTTTTTTCTGTTTTTCCTTGTCTGTTCCCTTGCTTTTGGTCGATGAGTGCTATATACTGGTGTATCGGGGAACACGAAAGGGAACGACCGATGGGCACTGCGACAATGTTTGACTTGGCGGGTTGGATGGCGAAGGTGAAGGGGGATGGGTACAGCGTTTCGGCGCGTGGATGCATCGTGACGATTAGCAAGCGTTTTCCCGCTGGCGACAATTCGGCATTCGTCGATTGCGACATGATGGCGGGAGGATACTTGGCGGAATTGCCTGCGACTCAGGCGGGTTCTACTTGGGGAACTGATGGCGGGAGCATTGGCGGGTTGTCGGCCATTCGGTCGGGTTGTTTTACGTTGAATCGCTCGGGGATATCCAAGCGAGTAGTGGCCAAGATTGCCGGTCTTTGATCTACCACCCCTCCCGCCCCAACGGGCCGGATGGGTTTTCGGGGTTGTTATGGCCTTGCAGGGCCGGGAGCAATAGCAATGAAAGCCAATGCTGATACCGTTCGCGCGTTTGACACCATCGCTCGTTCGTCTTTGTTCCGAACCGATGGGCCTGACATCGACCTGTGCCAAGCCCTTATCGAATTGGCCGATGCCGTCAAGGGCGAAGAATCCGACAACGATGCCTGGCTCTACTTGGGCGAGGGTGGGGAATGCTGCGCGTCCGATTTGATCGTCGGCGCGTACTGGGCCTTGACCGAATGGCACGCGGGCCAGTCTTCGCCCGAGTACGCCGCTATGTGTGCCTTGGGTCGCATCTACAGCCCCGGCATGGAATCGGCCCCCTCTGAAGACGAACCAGCCCACTGGCCCTATACGGCTGTGGGCAACTACTTCGCGGCCAAGTCCAAGTAACCCTCCCCGCGCGCGCCTCAACAGGCCCGCGCCGGTTTCCCTCGCGCCGTGCGGGGGGTCGCAAGTGGGCGTGTCGGTTGCACCCGACAACGCCCGTACCACTGGAGCTTACCCAATGGCCACTAAGTCTATCCAACCCTCGCGTATCAAGGGCGGCTCAGATGAATCTAGGCATTCTCTTGCCGTTTGGCTCAGGGACGTGCGCCGCACCGTTCGCGCGGCTGGGAATCGGATTCGTGCGGTTCATCCGGGCATTGCCTATCGGGTTGTAGATAGCAACGGGCGCGGCCTGTTGTGGGTAGTGGGCAGCCTCAACGGGAGCGGGATCAGGTTCACAGAGATATCGGCCTAACTCCCTCGCCCCCGGCCTAACCGCCAGGGGCGGGTTTCACGGCCCGCGTAGTGTGGGCCGAATGGCGGGGCTGGGTAGCACCCCAACCCTCGCCGGACCACGAACGATGAAAGGCATCGTCATGGCACAGAATGATACCAACCCGACCGTACACCAGTTTATCGAACGCCTGGGCCTCAAGATGACCGCATCACCCCTCGCGAAGCGTTCTGGGCCTACGGACGATTGGCACAAGTTCGCGTCACACTGGGAATGCGTCATCACCAACCCACGCGGGTACACGATGCGGGTTGAATACTCAATGGGCAGTGCGCATCGTCGATGGAAACCCAAGCACGGAATCGAAGCGTACGGGCTTTCCGAACACGACCGCAAGCGGTTTCAATACAAGCCGGGCGGACCCGTGCCGTACTTGCTCTTGTCGCAAAAGACAATCTGGAGCGAGGAGGTAATCGCCCGGCACACCGAGCCGGTTGCACCAACCCTCGCCGACGTACTGGATTGCCTCGCGTCCGACGCTAGCGGATTCGATGCGGCGGATTGCTTCGCTACGTGGGCGGCTGAGTACGGCTACAGCGATGACAGCATCAAGGCCCGTGACACGTACGAAGCGTGCGGCGCAGAAGCCAAGCGGCTGCGCGCCCTGCTGGGCGAGGAATACGAAACCCTGCTGTATAAAACCGAGCGACTGTAACCCCACCCCTCGCGCCCTCCCCACAGGACGGCGCGGGTTTCGCAGAATGCCATAGTTTCCGGCGTCGGAAACTGGCGGAGATTTGGAAAATGTTGCAGCAGAGGAGCAAACGATGGAGCGCGAAAAGTATCTGGTTTGCATCAAGCGTTCGCTTGTGTCGCCTTGGGAGTGTGTCGCAGTGTGTTCGCTGTTCCGGCTCGCGTCGGACTTGTGCAATGGCTTGATCGACACCTACGCCGACGCGGGCATAATCGCCAGCGGGGACGCGGGGAGTCTGGGCGTTGTCGCCGCAAACCCATCGCCCTACGGATGGGACGCGCTGCAACGCCAAATGGAGTCGCAAAATGCCTGAGTTCACGCGAACGCCAAGAACGTACTACGAAGTGTGGGTTTTCAATGCTAACTTGGGCAAGTGGCGGCTGTTTGGTCGGCGCGTCACGATAGAGGGGGCGCGCGACTTGTCGGCGGAAAAGTCGGAAAACCACGACACCCGGATATGCGAAGTGATCGAGAAGGCTATCAACATGGTTGATTGTGATTGACCACCCCTCGCCTCGCGTCCACCGACGCCAGGCGGGTTTCAGTTGTCAAGGCGTACTTGACAACTCAATGAAGTGCCCCCGCGAGTTGCAGCTCCGGGGGCGCGGCACAGGTTTCCTTACAGGGAGCAACCCATGCAGTTCAGCGTATACACCGC